CACCGTCGCCACGGCGGGGTTCACGCACGGGTTCGTGACCGTCACAACGGGCAACCCCGTACACGGGGCGAACACCCAGTTCACGGGCGCGACGTTGGAGGACGCCAACGCCATCTTTGGGTACCCCCTCACCTTGCCGGGGATCAATCACCTCGCGGTGCTCGGCACTGATGGTGGGTTGTTCCCTCCCGCACCCGCAGGCACGTTCCAGCCCGACCCCAACACGCCCGTTTACCGCGATGTGCCAGTGTTCCTCGACTTCCGTCGGGTGTTCACGAATGTGTGGGCGACGACGACGCACGGTGCGTCGGGGGTTCGGTGCCTGGCACCCGGCGACGTGGTGTACGCGCACGACGGGGCATCGACAGGCGGCACGGGGTTCCGCGTTATGGGCGGCGTGTTCGTCGAACCGTCCAGCCCGTCCCGCTCGTTGAGCGGGGTCATGCAGATTCCCCAGAACGTGGCGGACGGCGTCCCGAAGGTCGTGGACGCCACGCACTCGCTCACCGCCGCCGACGTGGGCATCCCGAACCCGTCCTACTACACGGCGTCGCCCGAGGGGGTCACGTTCGAGGTGCGGCGCGTCCGACGGTGGCACGCCGTCCTCGACGGCATCGGGGATGCGTTGCAACCGCTTCGGTTCGCCTACGCGATCCGTCGCGGCACGGTGGCGTCGTACAGCACCACGACGCGCACGTTCACGGCCAACGAGTTCACCCTCGGCGGCAACGACGGGACGCAGCTCGGGGCGTTCAACAACCCCGACGTGAACATCAACGCGGGCGACGTCGTCCGCCTGTTGGACGCGAACGGGGCGGTGGTCGATCAGGCCGAGGTGGCGAAGGTGGTCGACGGGGTGACCCTGTGGCTCCGCGCCCCTGGGTTCCAGGTGGCGACCCCTGCGGCGGGTCAGGCGTTTGAGGTGTACCTGCGCCAGGCCCCCGTGCCGCACGTCCAGTCGAACGAGCAACTCCTCGAACTCATCACCGACCGCGTGGTCATCGACCGCACGGCCGACCCGTCCGTGTTCCCGCTCGGCGACGGCGGTGGGTACGTCAACGACACCAACGAGCTCCGTGACGACGGGGTGTCGTTCTCCGAGGTGCAGGCAGGCGACATCGTCATCGTTGACCCTGCGGGTCAACTCGCCGGGGCCACAGGGCCGGCGGTGCCCGTGGAGTACGGCGTCCGTCCCGTGGGGGACACGTCCGTGCCCGCGCGTGGCGCACCCGTCTACCTGGCGGGAACACCGTCCGAGTTCGACGACAACCGCGGGTCCTACCGCGTGACGGCGGTGGCGGCTGACGCCCTCACCGTGTCCGGTGTGACGGACTTCTCCGGCCCGAGCGGGTCGGACGCGGTGTTCGGCGCACCGGGCCAGGAGTACGCCGTCCTGCCGACCATCCACGACAGCCCCGCGGGCAGTGGGGGCACGGAGGGGCAGATGGACCTCCGTCAGACACACTTCGCCAACGGGTCGAACTCGTACGCGGGGACGAACCGCAGCATCGCCCCGTTCTCGTACCGCATCATCCGACCCACACGTACGGTGTCCAACGACACCGTCGACCTCGCCCTGTTCATCCGCGAGCGGATGTTGTCGTGGCTCGAGGAGATCCAGGGGGCGTTCGACGCGACGAAGCAGGGGTCGTACTTCGTGTTCCAGCGGGACGAGCACATCGTTGATGTCGGGAGTCCGACCGACCCGACCGACGGACTCGGCGTCCCGTCGAACCTGTACGTGTCGAGCCTGTCGGGCCTGACGAGCATCGCCCCGTTCGCCAACACCTCGGACTGTTTGTCCGTTCTCGACCGACGGTACTGGTGCCTGGACGTCCGACTCGACAAGGAGGACCCCGTGTACCTCCCCGGTGAGCCGTACTCGTCCTTCGAGGAGGACAACTCGTCGGGCGGGACGTACACCGTGGGTTCGGGTCGACCGGTCGAGCCCGACCGCATCGACGGGGTTTTGGACCGGACGGACCGCCTCCGCAACCTCCGGTTCTCGTGGGTGCGGTACCGTGCGGATAGGGTCCGAGGGACGCTCCCCGCGATGGAACGGCTCTCCGCCGACAGGGACACCGCCCGCAGGGCCGCGAAGGACCTTGCCAACATCAAGGAATCCGAGGACAACACCGGATGACGGACGATGAGAAGGAACGCCTGCTGCGGGAGGCTGGGCGGTGGCGCGGGGTCAACCCCGGACCCCGCCCTGAACCAGAGTTCGTCCGTCGTCAGAAGGAAGCCTTGCGGAAGGTTGAGGCCATCCTCGAGGCGCAACTCGCCCGCGACCAGGCGACGGTTGCGGAACTGCAGGAGAAGTTGAACCGACTGAAGCACGGCGGGGGGGTGTAGGGTGGCCGAAGAGCGTTGGGGGACAGTACAGGTCGGTATCCCCGCCGATCTCACGGCTGCTGCGGACTTCCTCGACTCCATCGTCGAGTTCCTCATCGCCGTGGCGAACGTCGCCTTGGCGACGCTTGAGGTCGTGAAGGCGGTCCTCATCGGATTGCTCGACCCCATCCGCGCACTCGTCGAGCAAGTCCTCGCCGAGATCGAGGCGTTCCTCAACGACCTCCGGCAGATCGGCATCTACCTGACGTGGGACGAGGCGGAGTATCCGTTCACCAGCCTCATCGGAGGGTTTCCGGCCTACAGGACGCGGATGCTGGGGAAGTTGACCAACCGTGCCGACCCCACCCGTCCCGCGTTCACCGATCGGGCGGGGGTGTGCGGCATCTTCCTGTACGGGTCGGCGAACCCGACGGGCATCTACACCATCCTCGACCTGATCGGACTACTGCTGCGCCTGTTCGGAATTCGCAAGAACACCCGTGGGTTCCCAACGCCCGTCGGCCTGACGGCGACCTACGGCGGGCCAGACATCGCCGCGTTCGGGAACCTCGCGAAGATTCTCTCCGACGGCGACACCCCGAACGTCGCGAAGCTCCGCTGGACGGTCGCCTCGCCGGCGTCCGTGAACGGTCCCATGCCGTTCATCCCGGCCCCCCCGAAGTTCCTCGTCGAGGTGTCGGTGTTCGAGGAGGGGTTCGGCATCGCGTACAACCTCCCCACCCCGAACAGCGGCCAGAACCGACAGAACTTCGGCGTGCTCACCGACTATGAGGGGGTGCCCCTCCGCATTTACGGTGGTCAGACGCTCGGCCTCGAGGACAGCCTGAAATCGGCACTCTCGGGAATGAGACTGTCCCTCCCAGGCGTAGGGTCTGACGGGAAGCTGAAGTCGAACAACGTCACGGTGTACGCCTACCGCGACGCATCGGACACTTACCCCACCCCCCTGTCCCTCCTCACGGACCCGTACAAGGGCAAACACCTGTTCCAGCGGACGTTCGTGTACGACGTCAAGACCCTCATGGGCATCAACCTCCTGTCGCCGGGACAGCCCTTCATGTTCCGGCTGAAGGCGGAGGACATGCCGTACAACGCGACGATCTCCGCAGGGTCGAACGGCACGCTCGACATCACCCCCGACGACAGCCCCGCCAGGGAGGTGTACGTCCGTGTGCGCGCGGTCGCCGACGGGTTCACCTACGACTCCGACAAGACGCTGAACGTCCCGCTCCACACCGTCAAGGAGATGACGTTCAACTCGACGGGGTCGGTGACCCCCGCGTACCTGACGTCCCCGGAGGGAAGCGGCCCTGGGTACGGGTACGGTCCACTCTCCGAACCCCTCAAGGTGACGTTCCCCGAGAACGGCACCTCCGAGTACATAGACACGCTGACCGTCGCCATCCTCCTGCTGCTCCTGTCGAGGTCAGACCTGAGGCCGCTCCTCGAGGAGACGGAGGACATCGACTACGTCAAGCGGGTACCCGAAGAACTCGGTCTTTGGGGGATTCGGCGGGCAGCCTCAAGGTCAACCGTCGAGGTCCCACCCAACGTCGCGGCCTTGTACGTCAACTCCTCGACCGACGTCGGCCTCTGCCCGACGGGGTTGGAGACCTTGGCACGGAACCTCATCCCACTGTTCGGGCTCTCCGCGACGGGAACTTGGGACGAACCGAAGCAGTTGTTCGGGAAGGTCGACACGAGCCCCCAGTCATTCAAGCGTAGACTCCTCAACCGCGGCCGACGGTTGGCCGAGAACCTGATCGAGAAGGCGGGCACCCCGACTCAGACGATCCTCGAATTCGTCGAGGCCGCGTCCCAGGTGTCGGGCACGGTAGTCGGCGAGGACGGGACGGAGGTCGAGGTGGCCGCCACCCCGTTGCGGCTGTTGACATGGGGCCAAATATTCCCCGAGGTTTCGACCTACCCCATCGGCCGCGTCACGGTCCTCGACTCGTTCAAGGGCAATCAGTCCACGTACTCAACCGAGTACTCGGATCAGACCGTCATCAGCGGTGTCGCACCCAACCCCTTGTCCATCCCCGGCAGTTCCGCCAAGCAGATGCGGGAGCTCTACGCCGGAGCGCACACGGTCGCGGTGACGGTGACGGAGGTCGTCGACACCGACGTGGTGACGTACGCGACCCCGGAGTCGGTCATGGTCGCCGAGGAGACAGTGTTTGAGACGGGGCGCGCGGTGACGGTTGGGGTAGATCAGGGGGCCAAGACATCCAGCCTCCTCCTGCGCCGGTCCCCCGGGTTCCTGCTACGTGCCCAATCTGTAGCCCTCACGGAGGCGTCGGGCGCGGGGTCCGTCGCCGTGAACGCCGACATGGACCTCGGCTCGGCGGACATGTCCCCCGTCCTGTACGGCGGCAATTCCCCCCTGTGGAAGCAGGCCTGGTCGCAAGGTAAGTCGACGACCGTCGTGTTCGTGCGGAACGGCCTCGTGCGGTTTCCCGGACTGTCGGAGGCCATCGAGCGGGTCCTGGGTTACGCCTCGTCCGCCGCCACCTCGCCGCGACCGACGGGTGCGTGGGTCGCCATGCGGCTGTTCCCGCAGGGTCTACCACCCATCGAAGAGTTCCTACAGAAGTTGTCCGACTTCCTCCAGTCGGTGCTGGACGGCCTGCAGGGCATCCTCGACGCCATCCTCGCCTACATCGACTTCGTCGAGGGTCGCATCCTCGAAATTGAGGCCCTCCTTCGGCGCATCCAGGCACTCATCGAACTCGCCCTGTCCTTCGACATCGGCATCGGGGTGTCGGCCCTGCTGGTGACGTCCAACGGCACGGACGGGCTGGTGCGCGACTTCATGGGGGCCGAGGACGCCCCCAACAGCGACGCCGACGACCTCGGGGTCGGCGTCGCCGTCGTGTCGGGCGGCATCCCGGCGTTCCTGTTCGACATCCTGCTCTCCCTTTTCCCGGAGGCGTGACATGGGCTTCGGTTGGCTCGGAACATTCAGGGCGGGTCAGTGGGACGCGTACCGGTCGTTCGTCCTCCGGGAGCGGGCAGATGCGACATCCCGCCTCGAGGTCATCGAGGCGGAGATCAACCGCATCGGCCAGGTCACGGTCCAGTACCGCTCTCGGAACGACGGGTCCCGCACATGTTCCGAGGAACGTGTCGGGTTCTCCGTGACGCAGGGGTCGTCCCTCGAGAAGCTGATCCGCGCGTACACGGTTGCGGGCGGCAACCCGTTCGACATCTCGATGTTCCTGGTGCCCGACTCCGTGTACCTGATCGACGAGGGTGACCCAGAGTCGGTGGTTGAGACCCAGCCCTACGGAGGCGTAGTCGCTCCGAAGACGGGTGACCCGGCGGTGGGGTCGACCTTTTACGAGGGGGGCAATCTGAACATCCTGAAGTACACGCCAGCCCGAACCAACAACCAGGACGCCCACGATTCGAGTATGGCGTCGGCGATCTACCGGTCGCGGAAGTGGGTGGGGCAGGTCATCGACGAGCGGATTCACTCCCTCGAGTCGCGCATCATCAAACTGTGCGACCTTCGGGAGCAGCTCGAGCAGGAGCGCGAGCTCATCGAGTCGAGCATCGGTGGGACGGTCGACGGGTTCCCGTCCCTGAACCCCGACCTGTACGACCTGGACCTGACGCTGGCCCGCATCGTCGCCAAGGTCGATGCCATCTTCTACACCGTGGACGCCAACGGCTACCGCGCGGAGATCCCTAACGATGAGGCCCTCCGTAAGAACCCGAACCTGATGACCGACATCCTCCCCGACGAGGCCAACACCATCCTGTAGGGTGACGGGCCTATACCCTGCGCCCGTTCGGAGGCCATCCGCCGTGTACTTCCGCCGAACCCCGAACGCGACCCGAATCGCCACCGCGTGGCTGCGCCGTGCCCGCGAGACGCCCGGCGTGGTTGACCGCGTCAAGGAGTTCCTCGAGGCCCAGGGGGACAAGAAGGTGCGGTCACCCAGCAGCGGCAACGATGTCCAGATCAGCACCCTGAAGTCGTCGACGGAACCCGCGGATCAGCGGTTTTTCCAAGAGTTGCTGGGGAAGTGGTCCGGCGGGGCAGAGGAGGAAGGGGGTGACGAGGCCAAGCCGAAGAATCCCATCGGCACCCAGGAGAAACTGGATGCGGTCGTGAAAGCCATCATCGAGGATGCGATGAGCTTCGGCCTCACCGAGGAGGAAGCCCGTCAGTTCACGCGAGGCCTGACCGTCAAGGACGGGGATGACGAGATCGCACAGGTTGATCGGAACATGCAACGTGCCATCGACAAGCGCGTCGAGGAGAACCAGGCGAAGGTAGAGGCCGCCAAGGCGAAGGAGGATGCGGAAAGGGCGGCGGCGAAGGAGGCAGAGAAGGCTGCCGAGGCAAAGCGCAAGCTCCGCACGGACACGCCGGAAGCCCTCGCGGGGTTCCGAGCCGAACTTATGGAATCCGCGCACGCCGCAGGGTTACCCGTTCGCAAGATCAACGAGATCCTCGAACCCCTCGTGCTGGACGCCGACGCCGACGTCGTGAATTCCGTGAAGGGTGTCATCGACAGTGCGGTAGCGGCCAAGCAGAAGAAGACGGACGAGGCCGACGCTACCTCGGAACGGCGTAGGTCAATCCGCGACAATGCGGGGGAGTCCGCACGGTTGGTGGCGGAGGCGGAACTCGAGCTGGCCGCGGCGAAGCGGTCAAAGAACAAGGCCGAAATCGCCCAGGCGAAGAAAAAGTTGGAACGTGCGGAACAACAGCACCGAACCGACGCCTCAGCGGCGCGCGACGCGGATGTGGCCGACATCAGCGATGCCTGGCGGAACCTGAAGGCCGAGGAGGCTCAGAAGCTGTCCGACGAGGAGTTCGTTCGACAGGAGTGGGAACAGCTCCAGGAGGACATCGAGCGAAAGTTGTCGGAGGGGGCACCCGAGGCGGACATCCGTGAACTTCAGATGCAGGCGGAAGAAGCGAAGACGTACCTGGACAATGTGACTACCCGACGCAAGGAGGTCCAGAGCCTCCTTGCCGGGAAAGACGTCGAACGAAACAGGCAACTCAGGACGATGTCGAAGGCGGAGTTCGACAAGGTCTGGCAGCACGCGGAAAAGAACAAGGGCATCCGCCTCTACAACAAGAACGGTGAGGCGGTCCAGTACGACCCATCCAGGTCGGATGCGGTGTATGAGACCTTCATGACCCTTCTCGGCGAGAACATCCAGGAGCGGGGGTCGGGCAAGTCGGACATCGACACCACCACACCCGTCAAGTCGGACCTGTTTGACGAGTCCGAGGCCGACGGGAAGAAGAGGAAGAAGAAGGAGAAGCCGCTGCCTCCCACGAAGTCGGGGCGACCCCGCAACTCGGACGGGTCGTCACCCCCGTCTGGGTCGGAGGACGAGTACGGCCCCGGCGAGTTCTGGAAGACCGAGGGCAACATGTGGTCGGGGAAGAACTCCAAGGATGAGACCCAGACCTTCCCGACCAAGGAACGGGCAAAGAATTACGCCAAGACGGCGTCGACCCCCCACGCCCGCGTCGCCAGTCGGTACCTGCGGGGGAAGTCGTGAGCGTCGACGTACGCCTCGCGCACCCGTGTCCGCACCTCATCCTCGAGGAGGTGGTCACCCTCGCCCCCGACCGTCGGTCGCTGCCGACGTCGTGTCCCGTGGCGTCGGTGAACGCCACGCGCATCTTGATCAACGACTCCTTCTTCGTGCCGTCCACGGGCCTGTACGACCAGGCCACCCTGACGGCGTCCGTGCGTGGGCCGTACCGCGTGCCCGCGTGCGACCGCACCCTGACGGTCGCCCTCAGCACGGGTACGGCGACGGTCGATCTCGCGCCCGGCCCGGACGGGTTGCTCTACCCGGAGGCGGTCGCCCGCCTGCTGGCCGCAGCCCTACCGGACGCATCCGTGGGGGTCGCGGAGGGCAGACTGTCGGTGACTGACTTGGGGTCGGTTGGCCTATCTTCGTTCGTCCAGGTGTCGGGGGCTGGGGCGCAGTGGATTGGGTTCAAGGTGCAGCGCGGCGCGGTCGGGCGCACCGTATACCCCGGGTGGGAGATCGTCGGGGAGCCGTCGTCCGTGCTCGGGCGGTACCCACTGTTCCGCGAGCCCCTCCGCAACAACGCCTCGTTCAAGGTGTCGTACAGCACGTACCCTGTGCGGTGCCGCCGCTGCGGGGGGTCCTTCGTCGAGAACGACTGGGAGTACAACCTCCAGGGTAACGCGCTGATGGTCGCCAACGAGGACCTGCTCGTGCAGGAGGTCCTGAAGATCATCCTCACCCGAACGGGGTCGAACGCCTACTTCCCGACGTACGGGACGGGCATCATCGACTCCATCGGACGCAAGGCGGTCTCGACCACGGCGTCAGACATCAAGTCCCAGGTGCGTGAGGCACTGAGGGTCGTGACCCTGTCGCAGCAGACACAGGCGAAGTTCCAGCAGTTGACCCTCGAGGAGCGGCTCTACACCGTCAACTCCGTGGACGTGAACCAGTCGGCAGACGACCCCACGGTGTTCCTGGTCGACGTCACGGTGACCAACGCCTCGGCCAAGCCGGTGCGGGTATCCATCGTCTACACGGCCCCCGGGGCGGTGGCACTCGCCGGCACGAACGGCCTGAGCCTCGGCACGCAGGCCGTCGGCCTGCGGTAGGGTCATTATCCCCCGACAAGGGTTGAGGCACCGAAGGATGGCGACGGACACCCCCACGATAGTCGGACCCGACGGGGTCGCCCGCACGGGGCTCGTGTTCAGCACGAACTCCGGCAGTCGGTTCCTGACGGGCACGGTGTCGACCACGAATGTGGTCGACGTCGAGGTGTCGGTCAACGGGTCGGCATTCGACAGCGACCCCGACCTCGTCGTGTTCGACGGGGTCAACTGGGTCGTCCCGAACCCGGCGGCGTACCCCGACGGCCTGTACCTGACCCCAGGCGTCAACACGGTCGCGGTGCGGTCGGTGTCCCTGTCGGGGTCGGTGTCGAACACGGCCACGGCGAGCATCACCTACATCCAGGGCGTGTCGGCCCTCGCACCGTCGCCGACGAACCTCGCCGTCATGCGGAAGGACCAGACGGTCATCGTGTCCTGCGAGCCCTCATCGTCGGCGGCAGGCACACTGGTCGGCATCAACATCTACGCGGCTACCGCGGCGGGTGGCGGGACGACCGGGTACACCCGCATCAACATCAACACCGTGTCCACGGGGTCTACCGTCGAGGAGACCTCCGACATTGGGTCGGCAGAGCACGAGTACCTGGTCGACACTAACCCCGACGGGTCGGCTGCAGCCGACCCGCTCTACGCGGTCATCGTCGGTCAGCAGCAGGACGGGTCGGGCAACGTACTGACCACGGACCTCACGGAGAGTTTCCTCGTCCCCGAGACGGCCGACCGACTCCGCACGACCGTGTCCGTCGTGTCGGTCCGCACATACACCTCGTACTCGTTCGAGCACTCTCGGTCGGCGAACAGCACGTCCACCCCGCCGACCGTGTTCGTGTCGTCCTTCTCGAGCCTCGACGAGGCCGTGCCACTCTACTACGTGACCACCGCCGTCTACTACGACGAGGCGACACAGACCGAGGTCGAGTCTCCGTTCAGTGCGGAGGTGGCGGGGAACCCACTCCGCGTGACGGCGCAGGTGGGATCCTTCCCCGTGGTGTCCCGCCAGGTCATCGTGCGGGACACCATCGCCTCCATCCTGCGGACGAACCCGCAACTTCGGGTGGACCCCGGTTCGGTCCTCCGCGACACGTTCATCGACCCGTTCTCCAACGAGGCTGAACGTCTCCGGTTCATCGTGGACTTCCTCCACCGGGCGCAGTCGTTCGCGGCCCTCCTACTGGTCGACGACCCGACGGGGTCGGGCACGTCCATCCCCGTGGCGAGCTCGAACTACAAGTCGTCCCTGAAGGCCGCGTTCCGTCTGAACAGTGACACCGCCACGCAGGACATCATCGACCGTTCGTTCGAGGCACTGGCGTCGAACTACGGTGTGTTCCGCCGCGCCGGCAAGCTGGCCCGGGGCGAGGTCACCTTCTTCACGACACGCCGACCGACCGAGTCCCTCATCATCCCGGTCGGGACGACGGTGTCCGCCGGTTCGGTGTCGTTCGGCGTGGTGCAGTCGGCGACCATCTCCCTGGCCCAGTTGGCGTCCTACTACGACCCGGTCACCAGGCGGTACTCGGTCACGGTCGCGGTGCAGGCTGCCGCCGGCGGTGCGGCGGGCAACGTGGCCCCGGGTCAGGTGCGGCGCGTAGTCACGGGTCCCACCACGCTGTCCGTCACGAACTCCTCGGCGATGTTCGGGGGAACGGATCAGGAGACCAACACGGAGCTCGCGACCCGCGCCCGCAACGCGCTCGCGTCCGTCGACTCCGGCACGAAGCAGGGGTACCTGCAGACGGCGGCCGACGTCGCGGGGGTCCTGCGGGCCAACGTGGTGTCGGCGGGCGACGACCTGATGATGCGGGACGTGTACGAGGGCAAGCACATCGGCGGCAAGGTTGACATCTGGGTCCAGGGCGCGGCCGAGGCCACCGTGACCGACGTGTTCGCCTTCCAGTACGACGTCGCCCGCGACGTCCACTTTGAGGTCGTGGGCGACGTCGCCGACCTCAGGTTCCGGGCCGTGGACTTGGAACTGTCCGACGACACGCCCATCTCTCAACTCATCTACGCCCCGAACCTCGGGTACTCGTTCCGCAACGCGACGTCGGGCGAGGACTTCGACCTGACCGGTGCCACCATCGTGCGGTACGACACGGTGCAGCTCAACAACACCATCCCCCAGCCGGTCGTCACCCTGACCGACGTGGTGCTCGGGGACTACCGACGGGCGCGGGGCAACGATTACGTCTTCCGTCGTCAGCCCGTGACCTCCGTGACCTCCGTGATCGGAACCCTCAGCGGCAACCTGTCGTCGGACACGTTCTCCTTGTACCGTCCCGACGACCCGCTGTTGCTCGGTGGTTCGACCCTCGCTACCGACACGCTCCGCATCACCCCGATCAACGGCGTTCCGTCCGGGGGGGTGATTCAGATCGTCGACGAGGAACACGTCCTGGTCGGGGAGTACACGGAGTACCTCGACAGCCTCGGGGTCGATGTGTTGTCCATCATCGTGACGGACCTGACGGGGACAGTCGTATACGCCACCTCGGGTGACCCGACCGGTTTCTACGACTATGCGGTGGTGCCTGGCACTGAGACGACCCCGACGGCCATCGTGCGCGTCCCGACGGGTCGCATCGCGGACGGCGGGTCGGTCCTCGTGTCGTACCAGCACGCGGAGAACTTCTCCGTCACCTACATCGTCGACCAGGTGCCAAGCCAGGTTCAGACGGCGGTCGATGCCCGCAGGCACGTCACCGCCGACGTGGTCGCCAAGGCGGCGGTCCCGTGGGCGGTGAACTTGACGATGACGGTCGTCCTCGCGCAGGGGGCGCAGCGGTCCCGCGTGGACGCCAATGTGCAGACGACCCTCGCATCCCTGTTCGATGTCCTCCGCCTCGGAGACCCCCTCCGTCAGTCGGACGTGATCTCCGCCGTTGAGTCCGTGTCGGGCGTGTCGTACGTCATCGTCCCGGTGACCCAGATGTCCGTCGCGTCGGGGAGCACCATCCTCCGTGACCCCGTCCGTAGTGCCGAGGTCGGGGACAGCGTGTATCTGTCCGCGTGGTCGAGCGAGACCGTGAGCGTGTGGCTGCTGACGGACACCCTCACCGCAGTGCCCCAGGACGCGGGGGGGTCGTCCATCAACTTCCGGGCCGTGACCCAGGACGACGTGGGCCTGACCCTCGTCGACTCGTCCCCCGACGTCGAACTGGTGCGGGGAGCTGGGCGGGCGTACATCGTCGGCTTCGACGGCGTGGTCATCCAGGGACTCACCGACGACGCCACCCTGACGGCCGCGGGGTACACCACCGAGGCCGCCATCCTCACCGCCCGTGCCGCCATCACGGGCGGTCGGGTCATCGTGTCCACCACCGTCGACGACGCCCCCTCGAACCACACGTACACGGCCACCTACCTCGTCGGCGTGGACACGCGGGTGTACGACCTCGACCCAGGACCCGCCGAGTACCTGACCCTCAACTTGGACGGCGGGTTGACCATCACGTACGACGAGGACCGCTGAGGTGGCGACGATCGTCCCCCCGGGCACACTGAACCCCGCCGTCGCGCCCGTCGTGCCGGTGCAGAACCCGAACCCGGTCGGGAACGTCGGACAGGCGTACGTCGACAGGCGGCAGGAACTCGTGGGCCAGATCATGGCCCTGTTCCGCACGAACCTGGCGTCCAACTACGTCTCGACCGTCAACGGGCCGTTCTACACCCTCCAGTTCCAGGCCCTCGCCGAGCGCATCGCCGACTTCCAGATCACCGCGTCCGAGGCGTTCCGCGACGCGGAGTTCGACCTCCTTCGGTCGGAGTATCTGTGGGAGGTCCTCGGGTCGCTGGTGTTCCCGAACTCGTCGGTGCGCGACGGCGGCCTCCCCATCATTGACGGGGACAAGGCGTACCGCGACTTCCTGCGCGGGATGGTCAAGCTCCTCCTCATGGGCGCAACCAAGGCGTCCGTGCAGGGGGGCGTCGAACTGCTGACGGGCTCCACCGTGACCATCGTCGAGCGGTTCATCGACGCCCGCACGCCGGGGTCGGAGTGGACGACCCTCGACACCTTCACCTTCGACATACTGATCGAGGGACTCGAGGGAGACCCGTTCACCCTGCGTGAGAACGTCGTGCGGGTGCTGACGGCACTCCGCCCGGCCCACACGCTCTACACGTACGCGAACATCCTCCGCGACGAACTTACGAGTCCGACGGACGACGCCTACTCGTGGGCGATGTCCCAGTACGGGTACGAGGACACCCGTCGGTACTGCGGTGGGGCCGAGGCCGTCCGAGGCACGGACGGGACGGTGACTGCATCCGAGCGATCGGCGTTCACGGACCTGACCCGCACCTTCCTCGGCGTGGACCGAGGTGCCGTACTCCGCATCGTGGGGGGTGCGAACGACGGTCAGTCCCGCCGCGTGGTGTCCGTGCGCGGGCTCCGCATACTGACCGACCCGACACCGCGTGCCTACACGACTACCCCGACGGGGTTGTCAGGTGTGGCGACCGTGACGGGCGGGGACGTCGTGGACGTCGACCCGTCGGCAGACCTGTCCGGGTGTGCCGACGGGGAGGTCATCACGTTCTCCGCCGGCCCGAACACGGGGTCGTACCGCATCTCGGTCCTCCTGGGGAACAACGGCGGTCCGGTCGGCAGCGCGGTCGGGCCGTGCATGGGGCTTCGGGTCGCCCCATGCACCCTGGTCCTCGACCGTCGGTTGATGCCCGCGACGGGACAGACGTACACGGTGGACGTGGACCGGCTCGGCGTCCGCACCCCACAGGTCGTCGTCGGCGAGGACGCCTCCGTACAGTTCTGGGTCTGAAAACGCGGACGGGGGACGGTCACCCGCCCCCCGTCGACGTCAGACCCCGTAGGTACTACAGGGCGGCGTCCTGGGTCGTGCCGTCCTCCGCCGCGATGCGGAGGGTGACGGACAGGTTCAGGACCTCCGCGACCTTGCGGATGCGCTTCTCGCACTCGCTGGTCACGATGGACGCGAAGGCGTGGTCGCCGCTGGGGAGGGTGATGGTGCGGTCGCCCGCATCGTCGCGGAACCACCCGCTGGGGACGTCGGCCTTCTTGCCGGCGGCGGTGAGGAGGCCGAGGGCGTGCATCGCACCCGCGCGCCAGGAGCGGACGGGGGTCTCGACGCCGTCGACGACGATGGCCTTGAGGTTGCCCGCGTCGGACAGCGACGCCGCGGGAGCCTTCGCCGCCTTCGCCGCCTTGGAAGCCTTCGGCGCGGTCGCGGCGGGGGTCGGCGCGGCGGCGAGGTCGTTCGTCTGGCCGGACTTGAGGGACGCGACCTCAGCCTCAAGGCGGACGATGGTCGCCTTCGCGTCGGAGAGTTCGGCCTCGACGATGCTGGTGGGGGCGGGGGCGGCGGGGACGGTCAGGTCCACCT